GATCTTCTGTCCGAGGATGCGAAAAAAGAAAACTGGATTCCCAATCAAGAATTAATCGACAAAGTAAAAGTTCTTCTAAAAAAAGATATCCCTCTTGAAGAACTAAGAGAAAAACATTTCAGTAAAATCTCAGACAACACTTGGCATAAGTTAATGAAGTTTGTTTTCAAATCTCAAGTCCACGCAAGCGAAGATCTTGGTGCAGAACTCATGAGAGTCAAGAACACAACGGTTGCTAGGTACAAAAGACAACTTAGAGACGTAAAAAAACAAATGAAAATTTTCACTCAAGAATCTGGGAAGAAATTAATTCCTCCGTATCTTCTACAAATGAAAATGGACATCGAGAGAGAATTAATAAAAGTAGAAAGAGATGTCGCAGAGACTTTGTTTAAAGTCGGAGCAGTCGGAGAAAAATCTAAAACACCTTCCGTTATTATCCACACTACGATACCTAGACCAAATCTCGAAGAAAAAGAAGTCGTTGAGGTAAAATAAATGCCGTATATTTTTGATTATGGGGAATGCGCAACAACAAATCTTTTAGGAAAAGATGGAATATCACTCACAGTATAAACCAGTAAAATGGGCATCAATTGCTCATGCAGATCCAACTAGGAACCATTGCTATGTCGGCGGCCTTGGCAGTTCTAAGACGACTACAATGATTGAGGAGTTGTTACAACTTGCTTTAGAGAACTCAGGTTTTACTTATATGATAGCAAGAAAAACATTGCCGTCATTAAGAGACACTACACTAAAATCATTTTTTCAAAGAGTAGATTCCGCGTTAATAAAAAAATATGATAAAACACATTTAATTGTTACTTTGATAAATGGATCAGAATTTATTTTTCGCCCACTTGATGATATGGAAAAAATGAAGTCACTTGAAATAGCTGGTTTTGGGATAGACGAAGCAAATGAAATTTCTCAGGATATGTACAACACACTTAAAAGTCGTGTTCGACAAAAAATTAGAGGCAAAGAACCAACTATGTATAGGACTATTATAGTCCTTAATCCAACAGAAGAAGATCATTGGATACCACAATTATTTCTTCATACTAAACCTGCTAATCATAAAATGTTCACCTCTACCACGTTTGACAATATGGAGAATTTGCCTGATGGGTATGTAGATGAATTAAAAGCTACCTATACTCCTGATATGTTGCAGAGAATGCTGTACGGACTTTTTGGTAAAGTTTATAAAGGTCGTCCCGTATTCCCACAATTTGCGAGAGGTAATTTCGTTTTCAACGTACCATTTGATCCAGATACTTCTATCATCAGAGGGTGGGACTTTGGTTACAACCGTCCTGCTGTGGTTTGGGCGCAGATGAAAAACAAACAGATTAGAGTAATAGCTGAGATGATGGGGAAGGAAATTTATTTAAGTGATTTTGTAAAAGACGAGGTTCTTCCTTATCAAGTACATTTATTTGGCGATAAATTAAGACACAAGATTTTAGATTTCTGTGACCCACGAGGATCGGACGAGTCAGACAAGGGAAAGACCTCGGTTCAAATATTAAATGATCTTGGGATATATCCTGCTTATCGTAGAACATGGATTGAAGAAGGCATAAAAGCCATAAAAGAATTAATGGATACTAAAGATCAACAAACGGGAGAGCCTAATTTATTAATTCATCCCCGTTGTAAGGTATTAATTGACGGGTTTCGTGGTGGATATTCTAGGATTGACGGTGGGGAGATCCCAAACAAAGACGATTATTTCGATCACTTGCAGGATTGTTTCAGGTATTTAGTTATCCATGCCTTACAAAGAGCTAAAATTTCTGGTTTAATGAAGGAGCAAGGCGAAGTGAGAGTGTACATTAATCCTTACACTGGGAGAAGGTGCGAATTTTGATGGAAAAAAAGCTAATAAAATTAAGTAATTGCGATGATTTTGCTATTATAGATCAAGAGGATGAAGAAAAAATATCAAGGTATAGGTGGTATAGGTCGTTCACTGGTAGTGGTAATCCTCAAATAAGGGCATCTGCTTTAGGTAAACTAGCAACGCAAAATAAAAAAGTTTTGATCCATAGAATAATTATGGATTGTCCACAAGGTATGGTGGTTGATCATATAAATGGTGATATTTTTGATAATAGAAAATCAAATTTAAGAATTTGTACTAATAAGGAAAATTCAAGAAACCAAATAAAAAGAAAAATTGGATCTAGTAAGTATAAAGGTGTTTATTTTCATAGAAAAGCAAACAGTCCGAACAAGTGGATTGCTAGGTTGGTTCATGATGGTAAATTGGTTTACTGTGGAAATTTTTATACTGAATACGCTGCCGGAATGGCATGGGATATGGCAGCTAAGTCTTATCAGGGAGAATTCGCTAGGTGCAATATTCTCTCAAACGGGGGATGGTAATGGCAAGAAAATCAAATGTTCAGGTTAAAGCTGAAAAAGAAATGGCAATGTTCGATGTTAACTACGCTACCAAGAGCGGAGTAGCTGATAGGGCGATGGACATAGCTCTTGATTACATTCGTTCAGCTAAAGACGGAAGGAAGAACAAAGAACAGGAATGGTTAGAAGACACGAGACTGTGGGCTTGCCAAAATTCCTCTGCTCAAATGTACGTTGGCAAAAGTAATCTAATAGTCCCAGAGCTTCATAATCAAGTCGAGAGTACTGTAGGACAATTCCAAACGGGTTTGTTCCCTAATGATGAATACATAGGGATTATACCAACTAAAGGAACTAAAGAAGAAGAAGCACAGATGATTAAGGAAGCTGTGTTTCATGAGCTAGATCATAAAAACGATCTACCCTCCTTGTCTGAGAGATACCAAAGACAGAAAACATTATTCGGATCAGCCTTTTTAAAGCCAGTCTTTGAGCAGCAAATGAAGACTGTGGTTGTTAAAAACGCTAAAGGATATGACGAAGTAAAACAAGTACCTCAGTTCCAAGGTGTAAAAGTTTATTGTATGGATACTTTCCATACATACGTTTGGCCCGAGATTGCAAATTCCGTAGAGGAAGCCGTAGTTAGTTTCGATGAGACTTTTGTCCCATTGAGAATTTTGCAGAAAATGGAGATTTATAAAAACACTGATGATATCCCAGAAGTAAGTCATGAGTTCGGTGATTATGGTTGGGTAGATTCTACTAGGATGGAGATTGCCAATCTTACCTCTAGTTATCAGTTAAGAATGAAGTCTGTTTTAGTGACAGAGCTTTGGTTTGATTTTGATATTATCCCAGGAGAATTTGTTCCTTGTGTTGTCACGCTGGCAAATTATTCTAAGGTTATTCGTGTTCAGAGAAATCCTTTTTGGCATCAGTCTAAACCACATTTAATGGGCAGATATATGAAAGGCCCTGCTGGAGAATTATACGGCCACTCACTTGCAGAGAGACTGCGTTCGCTTCAATACATGATTACAGATTTAGGTAATCAAACAATGGATTCTTTGACGTATAGTCTAAATCCTATTGCCATAATTAATCCAGGTTTTGCAGGGGATGTAAATTCATTCAAGATGCAGCCAGGAGCTAGATGGTGGGCTGATCCTCAAGGGGTAAGTTTCCAGACATTCCCAGATATTTCTCAAGCAGGATTTCAGGGTATGCAGCAAGTAAGGCAGATGATTCAGCAGTTTTCAGATCTTGCTCCACAGGTAGCCCCACAGTTGAGTGGTAAGGTTAGAAGCGCTACGCAGTCGGCGGCTGTGCAAAGTGAAATCACTCAGAATTTAAAGAACATGATTCGTTCAGATGAGACTGAGGTGTTCGGGCCATTGGCGGCTAGAACTCATTGGCTTCTAAAACAATTCCAAAAAGAAGAGTATCAGATTGTTATTCAAGGCCCTGATAGGGGACAGTGGATTACTAAACAAGTTAACCCTCTCACTTTGCATAAGGATTGTGTGTTTGTGTGGAAGGGTTCGGAAGTAGCTCAGAGCAGTGCTATTAGAACTCAGCAACTTTTATCAGCCTACAATATGGCAATGCAAACGGCTCAAGTATTGCCTGGTGAGATTGATCTCCCGAAACTTTACAAGAAAGTGATAGAAGATGCTTTTGATCTTAAGGGAATGGACATTTTCCCCAAAGATCGTGAGAAGAAGACAGTTGATCCTAAGATAGAAAATATGTCTTTATCGCAAGGTGAGGAGTGTGACGTAAATCCTGGTGATGAGTATGGTGAGCACATGTACTCACACAGGGATGCGTACACAAAAGAAAAAGATCCTACTGTAAAACTTGTTTATCTTCAGCACATGGAAAAACATGATTTACAGAAAAAAGCATTGGATACTATTAAACAACAAGAAGCCATGATAGCTTCCAAGAAAATGCAGGTTGGGAGTCTTGAAGGCGGGGGAGAGCAGGCTCCAACACAGTTTGCAAGACCAGGTAATCCTATGCAAGCTCCCAACTCTGTATCACAAATAACACAGGGCATGCGAGCAACAGAGCCCAATCTTTAGGAGGAAAAATGAAAAAAACAAAAAAAGGTTCTAAAAAAACCAAACCCACAAAAAAGGCTTGCTAATGAGCAACCCAGTTCTAGCTACGCCTCTTGATGAAGTAGAAAGAAATTTCTTATATGAACAACGTCACAGCGAGCACTTTAGAGTATTCAAAAAGGCGATTGTTTATTTAATCGGACTAGAGGCAGCTAGGGCTACAGTTGTTACTCCAGATATGTTACAGAATGTCCAAGGTAGGATGCAAGGTCTTCTTGCCGCACAGAACCTACTTGTATTCGGTAATTTCCCAGATCAAGAAAAAAAATAATACAAAGCCTATTGTAAAATAATGTTTATAGTGTAAACATTAAATAGTCGTGGATTAGCCACGTTAAATACTTAACTCCCGTACTTCGGGTTACAAGGGGCTTATATGTCTGAACAAGACAACCAAGGCGTACAAAATAATACTACTTCGCCAGTAGAGCAGAACATGGTTCCAAAAGAAAGAATAGATGAACTGATCGCGCAGAGGAACATGATCGCTCAGCAAAACCAAGTTCTTCAAGATTTATTGAGGAAAGCGGTTCCAGGGCAACAACAAGTTCCTGTGCAAGAACCAGAGGATATGGTTCGTTTAAGAGAAGAGAACCCAGCCCTTTATCAGAGGATTAAGCAGCAAGAGCACGATAACCAACGAATGAAGGCTACCGCGTTTAAGCTGATGGAAGACAACGATAGGCGGGCACTGGTGGATGAATTTGGCGATGAAGGCAAAAAGTATCTTCACAAAGTAGAAGAGAAATTAGCCGAACTAAGGTCAAAGGGTATTCATAATTACGATAGGGGACAGATCTTTTATCACTTAAAGGGTCAAGAAGCTGTCGAGAAATTAAGAGCACCTAAACCACAGAGTAATAATGTTCCTTTGAAAAACGATTTCGTAGATCCTCCGCAAGTTTCAAATGTTCCTTCTTCTAACCCTGTGTCTGCCAGTACCTCCGTTAGTGGCTCGGCTGCTGTCGGATCTAGGACTGAGACGTTAGAAGAACTGGAAGCACGTTTAGCAGACGTGGTTCTATAACATTTAACTTAAGGAGGCCTCAAAATGGCTGTTACAATCCAAGGTAATTCGAGTTTTTCATCGGACTCGGTTACGTATATCGCGGAGAAAACGCTTAAGATCGCCAAGAAAGCAGTTGTTTTTCAACAATTGGGCGAAAAAGCATCTCTCCCTCACCAACATTCAAAAACTTTTCAATACACACGATATGATCGTTTGGCACTTCCTCTTGCGGCATTGACCGAAGGAACCACGCCTGACAATACCTCTATCAGTATCTCCACTGTGTCGGCTGTTGCCGATCAATGGGGTGCTTATGTTGCTATTTCAGACGTTGCCGATATGACGATCAAACATCCTGTTATGCAAAAAGCAATTGACCTTATGGGGTATCAAGCTGCTGAGACTATTGATCGAGAAGTCATCAATGTTCTTTTGGCTGGTACTTCTGTAGTGTTCCCCGCTGCTATCACGAAACGATCAGCACTTGCCGAAGCGTCGTCACACTTCATCACGACCACTGTTATCCGTAAGGCTATTGCAGCTTTGCGAGCCAATGGTGTTCATGAGTATGAAGGTCAAGACTTTATGGCAGTAGTTGATCCGTATGTTGAAATGGACGTTAGTGCAGATAGCACCTTCCAAAACGCAGGCTCTTATTCAAACATCAAAGTTCTTCAAAATGGAGAAATTGGTAAATGGATGGGTGCTCGTTGGATGCGTTCTAACAATATTCCTACTGTTACTGGTATCGCTGCTGAGTCATATACGACTCCTGCATCGCCTGCTGGTACGTTTGCAGCCGCTAACTATCGTATTGCTGTAGCTCACTATGATGCTTCTACTGGTTTCCTTGTGAAACTCAGTCAGAACTCAGCAGTGGCTTTTGCTTCACTTGATAGCTTAGCAGGTACAACCGCCAACACCGCCCACAAGTTCAAGGTCTTCATTGGCATTGCAGCAGGTGGCGCTGATGACGTTATGTATCAAGGTGTGGAAGCTACTTATGGCACAGGATTTATCCCTGCCAATACGGCTTTCTCGGTTCTAGCACCGCCCACAAGTGGTGATAGCATCGCGGGATCTTCTATCCCTGCATCTGGTGAAGTTGTTCACTGTTCTTGGTTGTTCGGTAAAGAAGCGTATGCAGTTGTTGATCTTCAAAAATTGCAATCGTTCCTTACTCCTAATCAAGCCAGTGATAGCGATCCTCTCGTACAACGCCGCAAGGCAGGTTGGAAATTGATGTTTAAAGCAGTTATCTGCAACAACAATTTCATGACCCGTATTGAGACGGTTTCTGCTTACGATTAATTAGAAATATAGGGGGTTAGAATGGTCTAGCCCCCTTTTATTAGAGGTTATAAAAATGAGTAAGACTGTTAGCGTCGAAATGACAGAGGCACAGAAAAACAAGGTCGTCGATATTTTGGCTAAAGATGCAGCCAAGGCAGAGAAGAAAATGGTTAAGATGGACTTGCTTTATGAGCACACTGTTAACGGAGTTCATTACGGCCCTGGTATGACAGACGTACCTGAAGAGTTACATGGTCATTTCATAGTTGGTGATAATAATTTTTTAAAAGCTAGACTTCGTGAGAATATGTCCACTAGTACGGAGTTAGAGATTCTTAGCAAAGGAATCAGTCGGGTTATTAGCCGTAAACAAGGTTAGAGGTGGACGATGGAATTAGTTGCAATAACGATAGCTGTTTGTTTTTTAATTCAATACATATCTTCAAGAGCGAGTGAAGCGTAAGCCTTCCTACGTTGTTCATGTTCAAGAAAGAACAGAAGAAGCTGAGACACTGGATTTTGGCGTAACTTTATTTGAAGATGAGTCATTGGGTAAGTGGGCTGAGAAGTTGGAACGTGCTTATTCTATTGCAGAGGCTCGTCGTGCGTTTAATAATCAACGTATGCAGCAAGAGTATGCAGAGCTTCAGAAAAAAGCCAAAGAAGAAGCAGCTTCCAAAAAATAATTAATAACGTATAATGAGAGCCTATGGCATCAAATACTGTAGGTTCGGTAATAAATCGGGCTATTGAGTTAGCTCAGCTTGATTCAGGGTTTCTCCCTTTAGCAAGACAATATTATAATTTGGCATTAAATCAGGCGGTCACAGAGTATGACTGGCCTTATTATAGGACGCAGGCATCAGATGTTGCTTTCACAGGAGTCACTTCATACGACCTCCCCACTGATTACAATCGGTCTGATACTTGTTTCCTTGTGGATTCTAATGGCGGCAAGACGCCTATAACGATTATCTCAAAGTATCGTTTTGATAAATTAGTGTCTGGGAGTTTAAACGGTTCTCCTTCACTTGCCTATATAGATCTATCAAATAGAAAGATTATTTTTAATTCTGCTCCTGATGGAACGAAGTCTTACAGGCTTACTTACTTTAGAGTTCCAGATGAGATTGACGAGAGTGGTGGAGACGACTCTGAGGTAATAGATTTTGAGAACACCATGTCGCTTATTTATTCTATAGCAGCGATGCTTATGGATTATTCAGATGACGAGAGGGCGCCGATGTTTCAGCAAAAGGCTGACATGATGTTAAGAGGTGACAAGATGAACGCTGCCGATGAGGACAACGATCCAAGGATTGAACTTGGGCCTTCGTTCAGAACTGGCAGACGCCCTACTAGAAACGGATATTTTGGTGGATTTTAATGGCGAATAGGTTAGATGGATTGGATAAATCTTATCCTACAAATATATTTGAAATAGTAAAAATAGATGGTGTTGATACAGTTAAATGGTATGACGTCCACGGTAACTTTTTTTTAGTAGATATAAATGATTGGAAAAAAATTAAAAATAGAAAATGGTCTATGGAGACTTATGGTTATTGGAGAAGGGGTATTCGTTTAGGTAACAAACATAAAATAATTAAAATGCATAGATTGATATTGGGTGTTAGCAGCGGCGTCTGCGTGGACCATATTAATAATTTAAAAAATGATAATAGAAGATGTAATTTGAGACTAGCAAGCAAAGCTCAAAACGGTCACAACAGACCAAAATTAAAAATTAACACCAGTGGATATAAGGGTGTATCATCTTACGGGAAAAACAATAATAGGTGGAGGGCATCTATTAAAGCAAATGGTAAATCTATAAGGGTAAATGGATTCGCTAATAGTTATGAAGCTGCCATAGCTTATAATTTTTTAGCAAAACATCACCATAAGGA